GCTATTCCACTCATTGGTGTTAAGTGTTCTATTAGCTTTTGTTCTTCTCCTTTACTTTTGCGTCCTGCTCCTTCTCTTTTTCCTCCGTGTTCCATTTTGAAATAATTTGATTAATCAAGTGTTAATATATAATAGAAATTATTGTTATTTATTTAAAACATAGTTAGTTGCTGCTTATGTTTAGTTATTCTTTTCATAGCTTCTTTGTAGTATTCTTTGTCAAGTTCGCAAGCTGTTAAGTCAAACTTTAGATTATGACAGGCTATTGCTATTGAGCCACTACCTAAGTGAGTGTCTAAAATCTTATCTCCTTCTTTTGCATAGTTCATTAATAGCCATTCGTATAAAGCTATAGGTTTCTGAGTAGGGTGCATTCTTATACTTTTCTTGCCTACTCCTTTTATAGCCCCAATAAATCCATACCTATTACCATCCCACATATACTTAAAAATCTTTGCATTTTTATCAAAAGAAGTCCAAGCCATTTCACAATCAGCATAAGTGTCAGAATGGTTTAATTTATCCCAATTCAGATAACATCTTGTATTGCTTAAATGCTCTATAAAATAATTACCTCCCCAAATGATTTGGTTTTTACTTACTCTTTTTAATTCTTCAAAATACTCTTTTTTAGGAATTTCATTATCCCAATCCTTATTAGATATATTATTTAGTCTTTTATTTTTAGTAACACCTATCCCATAAGGTGGGTCAACTATTGCTAAGTCAAAATGATTATCTTCATACCTAGCCATTAACTCCATATTACATTCGTTTGTTATATTCATTTATTCATATTCGTTTGGCAGCATTAGTCTGATACCCAAGTCAGTCATAGCCCACATTCTTATTTGGTCTGCATATATCTCAAAGGCTTTGCTATCCATTCTAGCTGTAGACTTAACTGTTTGTATTGCTACTGTTCTATCGTTTAGTTCTATACTATTCCATTCACTTGAGAACTTTACCTTTAGCAAATCGTGAATTTCGTCAGGGTAGTAGCCTAGTTCGTTTGATAGTGTCTGAACTATACAACTCCAATAATAGTTATTCTGCATATTGCTTCTTGTGTTTCTTTGTTTCTTTACATCTACTAAATAGTCATTACCTAATTCCTTTAAATAGTTTATCAGAGTTTGCTTATCTTTATCACACTTTATAACGAACTTCAAAATAATTCTTTTTGTGGTTGTTTTTTGTTTATCCTTTCGGTCGCTATGTTAAAATACTTTTCATCTTGTTCAATTCCTATAAAGCTTCTGTTTAGGTTTTTGGCTGCTACCCCTGTACTTCCTGAGCCCATTGTAAAGTCTAAAACTGTTTCATTTTCATTTGTGTAGGTTTTTATTAAATACTCCATTAAGGCTACGGGTTTTTGTGTTGGATGCAATCTGTTTAGGTGGTCAGTAGGGAAGTAAATATAACTTTCCGCATAGCTTCTATCCTTCTCAAAATCCTTACCATAAAACAAAGTAGTATTATCATTCCTTATTTCTTTTTGGTTTTCAGATTTTTGAGTTTTAGGCATTTGACTTCTTGCTTTTCTTTTTGTTTTTTGTGAGTTGTAAGTGTATTTTAACTTAGAATTATGTGTAGTCCCACCTTTACTGAAAATCATAATATCCTCGATAGTTTTTCGTGGTTGTGTTTTAGCGTGTATAAAATTACTACACTTGTCTTTATGCCATTTTATGTCGTATTTATAATCTTTTAAGTTACTTATTCTTAAAGTACTACTAAATGGCTCTTGTCCAAAAAGGACTATAGCTCCACTCGGTTTAATGATTCTATTCAGTTGCTCCCACATTAGCTTAAAGTCTATTACACTATCCCACTTACAAGCAGTAGTTCCGTATGGTGGGTCTGTTATGATGGCGTCAATACTTCCTGAAGGAATTGACTTCATTACTTCTAAGCATTCTCCGTGTCTTAACTCTATTTTCATATTAAAATAATTTAGTTTGGTCTTCTGCTTTGTTTATTCTATCGGTTGCTATCTTAAAGTAATTATCATCCATCTCAATTCCTATGAAGTTTCTGTTTGTATTCTTTGCAGCAACTCCAGTAGAACCTGAACCCATTGTGAAGTCTAAAACTGTTTCATTCTCATTAGTATAAGTTTTTATTAGGTACTCCATTAAAGCAACAGGTTTCTGCGTTTTATGAAAAGTCTTACCCTCCGATTCTGCTGTTTTAAAATACATAACATCTCTAGGATATCTAGCACCTTCTGACCTTCCTTCTGACTGATTATAGTTACCATATACATCATCTTTTGATTGCTTCTTCCTAATGCCTTTATTGTAAGCCTCACCTTTAGACATTTGCGGATTGTAAAACGGCTGTTTCTTATAGAATACACTGATATTCTCCTTTGCTCTTAGGGGTTGTTTTTTAGCATTTAGAAAGTTTGTAGCTTTTGACTTCTCCCATACCCAGTCATATTTATAGTTTTTAATATTACTCATCCTTAAAGCACTGCTAAAAGGCTCAGAACCAAATAACACAATAGCACCGTTCGTTTTAATGATTCTATTCAGTTGCTCCCACATCAATTCAAAGTCTATTACATTATCCCATTTACAAGCTGTTGTTCCGTAAGGTGGGTCTGTTATAATAGCATCTATACTTTTATCAGGAATAAACTTCATTACTTCAAGGCAATTACCATTTCTTAAGTCTATCATTTAATCAAAGGATTCATTGATTCCCCTTTCTCCTACTAGCTTTTCTTTTGCTCCTGCCCATAGCTTATCTCTATTCTTAGTTAGACTAGGCTCTGTTCTTTGAAGTGTTGGTATTCCTTCTGTCGGTTCGCTATCCATATACTTACCGCATTCACATTCTGCTTCTTTTGCTACCCAAGCACCATCTCTGTAGACTATTGTAGCTTTAGATAGTTCTTTAGTCTTTCCACATTCGCAAGTGTATAGTGTCATCTCTTTAGCTTATCAAGTTCAAACTCTAAGTGATTAATTGCTTTCTGTATACACTCAATAGGAGAGTCGTGTTTCCTTTCAGCTCTTAAAAGATATGTAACTGCCGTTCCTACGTTATAGCTAAGTTCAAAACCATCTACTACCTTTCTAGCTTCATATCCATTCGTTCCTATGTAGTAACTAGGGATTCTATTTTCTTTCATTTATTCTATCGTGTGCTAGTCCTCCTGTTCTTGTTTCTACCTTATCCATTTTCCACACTATCTTTTCATTTGTTTTATTTCTTACCTTTCCTTCTATGATACTTAAAAGAATAACAAAGAAAAAGAATATAGCTGTTAAGATACCTAGTATTGTAAATATTATCATTTGCTTAATAGTTTTAGTAATTGACTTGAAGTGTAAATGCGGTCATCTCCATCATAGTTTTCATATATCATTGTAAAGTTATCATCTTTCCAAGTCCACAAAGCCCTGACATTCTTTTTGATATTATCTTTTAATATCCATTTAATTGTTTTGTATGTTCTTTTTTCTTCCATAGTTTAATATCCAAATTCTTTGCAGCGTTCATCTTGCTCTGTTAATTATATTTCTTTTAGTTCTTCTTTTATCATAATTCTAATGCCCTTATTAGTGAGTGGGTCTTTACTCTGTTTATTTTAATATTAATTTAATCTTTTGCCAAAATGTCATTTGTCTATAATCCCAATAGAAATTAATCGCTTGTGGTACTCCACTTTGGAAACAATGGATTTTAGTTGCCGCCTCTTCATAATGTTGTAAAGCATCTTTTCTTAAATCTTCTAATGGTGTTTGGTAAGTACGTTCTTTCATAATTCTATTCGCCCATTTTAGTGAGAGGGTCTTTACTCTTTATTTTAAATTTTCTTTATTTCTTTATAAAAGTTGGCTGAATCTTCTAAATCCTTTTTAATTTTTTCTTTTAAATACTTCCCCTCTTTTATGATAACAATAGCAAATAAAATTACTAATAATATTTGAACTGTTATGTATGATTTTATCACTATATCCATAATCTATCGCCTGTATTAGTTGAGAGGACTTTACTCTTTTAATTCTCTTTTAAAATAATACCAATAAGTTTCTGTTATTAGATTAGTTTCTTGTATTTTAATAACTCCTGTCATTTGCCATCCATCATTACCCATCATATTTAATTGTTCTTCAGTTGCATTTGAAGGGTAAAACTTTTCTATTGCGTATTCATATTTCATATCTATTCGCCTATATTAGTGAGAAGGACTTTACTCTTTGTTAATCTTATTCATATCAATTGCTAATCCTTTTGGTATTAATCCGAATACATCAAAGTGGTATTGTAATAATAATTTATAAAAAGCTAATGATATTTCTTCATTAATTATTGCTTGGTAACAATCTTTTTCCGAATTATAAAAACTCCAAGCCAACATATTGCCATCAAACCCTTTTAATTGCTTTGATAAATCAGATAAAGGTCTTAGTATTGGTTCGTATGTAGAGTAATCGCAATAATTATCATCTAAATGACGTCCTACCATAGTTTCTACTTTATAAACCAATTCAGATTTAGGATTATCTTTATTACACCTTTTCCATTGCAAATCATAAGGCAAATAAGGCGCTAAGTATTCTATTTTCATTTTCATAATCTATTCGCCTATATTAGTGAGCAGGGCTTTTCTCTTTGTTATTTAAATTATATATTTCGTTTGCTTTTTCTATTGCTCCAATTCTTGCGTGCGTTCTGGATTCATATTCGTTGAATAATGGAGAATCATCTGATGGTCTTAAAAACAAAGAATTTATTACGCATCCCTTTAGTATATGGAATCCTATTCTAAAACTTTTAACTCCATTTCCCCAATTTGGTATTTCGGTTACATAAATATCCACACTATCAAAGAAGTCTACATACACTCCGTATTGCATTGATGGAGTTATAAAACTATCTATATTATCTATTTCATTTAAAAACTTTAGTCTGTCTGAAAATTTAACCTTCAAAACATTAGCCAAATATCTCCAAAAATCTACTTTACATTTTCCTGTTAAATTCATATCTTTATTTATTTAGTGAGAAGGTTTTTACTCTGTTAGTTTAAATTCTTGATAGTCAGTAATTATAATACCACTATCTGCATTTAAACCTTCATACCAGTCTTTCTTATCAGAGTACCATTGTATAAATTCTTTTAATTCATTAATAAATATTTTCTCTTTAGTTTCTTTATCTAATATTCTCCACGTTACTATAACCAATGGAGTCCAAATATAACCCTTAATATAAATTCGTTTATAGATTCTTCTTAGCCTACCTCCTGACGCTCCGTTGTTCCAATTTTTAAAATTTAATGTAATTGTTTTCATAATTCTATTTCGCCTATAATTAGTGAGAGGGACTTTACTCTGTTAATTTTTTAATTCTATCTGATATTATTATCTCCATTTCTTTTAGTTTGTATTGGGGAGGTAACCACACCCCCCCTATACTACTCAGGTCTGAAAAATTAAAGCTTTTAGGTCTTACCCTTTATTTATTAATTATTTCCTGAGTATTCTTTATATATCTTTTTTATACCATCAAAACAAGCAGCTATACAAGAACCACAATTAGTACCAACTGAATATGAAGTGTTGTAAATTACATTGTAAAGTTGTATCATTTTACTTTTTGCTTCTTGGTCTTTAGCTCTACCTGTTTTTAAGTCTTCCCATAGAATTATAATCTCTACTATTATTTCTTCAGGTATATGAGTTCTAACTTCTACCTCTACTGTCTTACTCCAATACTTCTTTGGACATTCCATTGGTGCAATCCGTGCTTTGACTTTCATAAAACAAAGACAAACTTTGCAATTTCCTAATACGCTAGAATAATAAGAACAGCCTTTACAGATAGCAATTCTATCTTCATATATTTCTTGAGGTACAAAAAACTTATTCACTTAGCTTGTATTTTAATTGTACTCTTACTTTATCTATTGTAGTAAACAAGCTGTTTCTACTTATACCTGTCTTACTAGCTAGGCTATCCAATGTGTTGCCCTCATAGTAATATAACTCAAAGACTTTTTTATCATACCAAGTAAAGCTTTCTAAGGCACTATCTATCTTTTCAAGGCTTGTCCACTGATAGCTGTCTATTTCTGAATTCGGTATATTATTTATGCTTCTATTTCTTCCTATAGAATTATCTATTTTAATATCACAAAAGTCTTGTATGTGTGTGTAATACTTCTTGTACTTATAGTAGTAATTACTTCTTGGACTTGTTAAGGCACGTCTTAAGGCAACTGCTCCATATCTTGTTATTCCTTCTATTCCATCAGTAACATAAATAGTCTTTAATGTAGTAGTATTCATTTGCATTAGATAAAGCA